CGAAAAACCATATGAAGAATGTAATGACTGCGAGGGCCATGGGGTGTTCGCAGTTGACGGAACAAAATTTTCAGTCTTACCAATGTTTGATGTTGTTAAACATTTCACTAAGGTTGAGAATAATAATGAGGTGATTTATCATGCTTATTATTTAAAAGGAACGTTGCAGAAAATAATAACAGACGATCAATACTGTCAATTAATACAGGAGGTATTATAATGATTAAGAAAAAAGAAAAAATCCAATTTGTTTTTCATGGATTGCCTAAAAAGAAACAGGAAGAACTACAAAAAAAAATTGTTAATGCAATATTTAAAAAGACAGGAGTAAAAAATGTACATTGATGAACTAAAAGTAGAAGTGCTTGATACTTATTACGACACAAAGAAAGAGGAGCAATCTAAAGATACAAAGATTGTTTCTGCGATTAAAATTACTGAGGGAATGAACGCAAAATCCCTCGGTAGATTTCTTGAAGATATATCAGATCATTACGAATTTAGAGGTGGCCATATAAAAGTTATGGTCACAATAGATAAGGGGGAGGTTTAATGGAACCAAAAATACCTAAGTTTGAAAAACGTCATTTTGAATATATTGCTTTAATTTTTTTGTGCCTAGATCAAGTAGGCACTAAATTAATCAAAGCAGAATTTAGTGACGAAAAGCATTTACAGGATAATTGGCAAACTGTTCAAAAAATATTTATACAGATATTTGCTGATCAATTAGAGCCTACAAATGTAAACTTTAATAAAGAAATGTTTATGGAGGCCTGTAAATATGAACAAAGAACTTAGGCCCTTTATACACATTGTATCAATGTTGTATATTAAATACGGGTATAAAGAATACCCATTATGTAAATACGAACAGGAGGAAGTTAATGCCAAAGATATTGTTGATTATGTTGCTACTAACATCATGCACATACAAACCCGTTATCGACCACAGGGGGAACAAGGGTAGCGAAGTTGCCTATAGGTACAATGATGATTTACAAACTTGTAAAGCTATCGCAAAAGAAAATACCAATACTATTGTTGAGTTCGCTAAAGGAACTTACAATTGGTATATTCGACCACAATTACTTTGGCTTCCAGACAAAGCAGGGTATAGTTATAAACCAATGGTACAAGAATGCTTACAACAACGTGGGCATTCAGTACTAAAGTAAACAGGAGTACGATATGAACTTAACTGAAAAACTATTCAATATTACTCATAGCGTTGAGGGTATTGTTCAACAACAAGCAAAAGGTGTTCCGTATAAGATAACTTCTTGGAATGAAGTTAATCAAAAAATACGAACAAAGTTAAAAGAACATAGGGTGATGATTATGCCCAGAGTTCTTGAACATTCAAAAGAGGGCAATCTTACTGTCGTCAAAATGAATGCTGATATTATCAATGTAGATAACCCTTCAGAAAAAATAGTCATTGGTGATTATTATGGTTATGGAATTGATCAATCAGACAAGGGTGTTGGTAAGGCAATTACTTATGCTTACCGATATTTATTAATGAAATTATTTATGACTAGCGTTGGGACAGAAGAAGATAGTGAATTTTCTAACCCGCCTATCAGAAATAATAATACACAACTAGGAAAAAAAGAAAGTGAGGACAATGATGTCTAATACTACTTGGCTAAACGTCTTTAAAAATCAATACAAAGAACAAGGTGATAACAAACCTTTATATGGTAATGCAAACTTTACTGTCACCGATCCTTTTTCATTAGAAGTCGGCAAAACTTACAATGTCGCTTTATGGAAAAGTGAGGATAAGCTAGATAAGAACGGCAATCCTTTACAAATGCTTTCTATTAAAATTGAAGAAAAGGAAGATGAGGAAAAATCAGCAACAAAAAATTCTGATTTACCGAATGACCCAATTGACTTCTAAAAATAGAAAAATCATTAAAGATAAAAAATATATGCATTGGGTGTGTGATTCACACCCATGCTATGTTTGTGATTTACAAGGCAAACTAAACTATCATCAAATCCAATTTCATCACTTACAAGGAAAGCACAGGATAGGAGCAATGCTTCGTGATGATAGTACGGGCATACCAATATGTTTTCAGCATCATCAAGATTTAACTTTTAAATATGGTGAGAGAAAATTTTGGGAAATGTTGCAAGTTGATCCGATCAATTATGCAATGGAATTATATTTAGAATATCAACAGGAGCATAAAAAATGACACAAAACGAAACTATATTAAAACACTTAGAAAATGAAAAAGGAATAACACCAATAGACGCTTTGACGAAGTATGGGTGTTTTAGATTATCGGCAAGAGTAAATGAATTAAGGAAACAAGGTTATTATATAGAAACTATTTATAGAACTGACCCAGAAACAAAAAAGACATTTGCTGAATATAGATTAGGCAGTGCTGATTAATGATTAAAAAACAGGTTATCAAAAAAGGACAAATTTGGAAATCTGTTGAGAAAATTCACGGCTTCCATAGATACTTAGTTGTAAAAAGTAAAAGTGGAAGCAAGTGGATATTGTTTAATGGAAAGGAAAATCATAAAATGAGACCACAAGTAATATTTAGGTGGTACACCTTGGAGGAAAAAAATGCTAGATAGTTCAGTCTTTGAAAAATTTAATTTACTGCCAATGAGTTATAGTAAGTTAAATTCATTTCATAATTACCCATGTCAATTTGTTATTAATAAAATTTATAAGATCGACACCGGTAGCAATCCCGCAATGAGAACGGGACAAGTTGTAGAACAATTACTACAAGATAAATTAACAGGTAAGGACGCTAACATAGATCAAGAACTTTTGGCCTTTGAAGAAATGTTTGCTGACTTTCATGATTCATCGCAAGTAGCAAGATACTTAGAATACATTCCTAAAATGTTTAAACAGTGTGAGCCTTTTTTAAAACAATTAGGGAACTATAAATTACATAGTTATCAAGAACAGATTAACACAACAATCCTCGGTATTGATGTTGTGGGATATACGGATTTTATTTTTGACCTTGATGATGAATTATGGGTTTATGATTTAAAGACCAAAGCACGAATGGCAAAACCTAGTAATTCAGAATATCTACAACAATGGATTTATAAAAAGGCCTTGGAAGAAAAATATCAAAAGCCTGTTCATTGTCATTTGGATATAGTCACCCCTACAAAAAGGCATTGTGAAGAATTAATCTTTAATGAAAGTCATGAGATTGAAGTACATAATAAATTTAAGGGCATGGCTTCACTGTTGCAAAAATGCAACACTCCAGAAGATATTGCTATGTTATATCAGCCAAATCTTGATAGTTGGGAATGGAACGCACAAAACATACCTGCTAGAAAAGAAATCTGGGGAATTTAGCTATATAATGCACACACAGTGCATTTTTATAGTTTTAAAGGAGTTTCTACGAGGATATTGTCTTTTAGGTACTGAATGCTCTTAAAAAAGGTTTTTTGGGGTATTTTTCTTGCAAAGCTAACGGCAGATTTAAGTATCGTATGACCAGAGCCTTTTTCACCCCTAGATTTCATCGATGAAATATAATATGCGAGGCTATCTTCTCTTTCTAAAAAGCCGATTGCCTTGCATGGCTCAATAACACATTCTTGAAAAAACTCCTCATCAGATAACCAAATATTACTCGTAGAACTGTGGTCTAAAAATTCAACGTATAAAATTGTTTCTAATTTCTTTTCCATGATGTAAAATCAAAGCAATTAACAATTATGGAGGCCATATGAAGTTTTAATTGTATATATAAAAAAATCACTAGATCATTAGGCAAGGTTATTTCGGTAGCCTTGCCTTTGTTATTTTTAGCTTAACAACTTTTGTCTTTGGCATTGCCGTTCTTTTCTTCCCCTTTTTTCTACCAATAATCTTTTTGGTATATAGTTCCGAAATACTGCCAGACGTTGTTATCATTAATGCATTAATCCATGACCAAACCAAATCACAATAATAACTGCGATCAGTTTCCAAAGATTACTCCAAGTCCAATATGGGTCTAGTTCATCTAATACCCAAAATACTTTTTCCATTATCCAATCTTTCATTGATTAATCCTTTCCTTTATATTTATCCATTATCTTTTCGCCAGAGCGTCCAACAATATAACCACCCATGCCTACTAATACAATATTTAATAAACTGTTCTGAACACTCTCGGGAATGTTTGGTGCAGTAAATCCAAACCAATGAGCAACAACTAATCCTGCAAATACTAGCATGAGTATAGGCCTCCAATTTCTTTGTAGCCAACCACCCTTTGCTTCTGCCGTAATAATTTGTGCTTGTGCTTCTAGTTCTTTTAATTGGCCAGATAATAATTGTTGTTGAATGGATTGTTTAATCTTTTCAGCTTCTGCTTTGTTATCTATGGTTTTATCTATTGTGTTGAATAAAGTTTTTACCATAGGTGCTACTGCTCCTAGTAAATTTAACATTACGCTTCCCTCATTTGTTTAGCTAATCTTTTTGATCTATTGGGTAATTGTTTTGCCCATAAACTATCGAGCATTTCACGACTAGCTTTTTTATAATCTTTTTCTTTTAGGGCCTGTTGAAAATTTTGAAAACGCATAAGTTTTGGAAATCCAAGATTGAATGCCATGTCAACTACAACATGAAATGCACTTTCTTCTATGCTTTCTTCATCTATAAATTTTCTAGCATCATCAATCGCTTGGTTTAAATCTCTATGAAAAATAACCATAACTTCTTCATTCGTTAATGGTTTTTCACGATCAATCAAATGCTTTTCATCATCACGAATAAGGTGGCCTACACCGATAGTCCAATTATTTAAAGTGTCTTTATAGGCTTCATATTTTACGCCTTCTGAATGTACGATCTGTTTGCTTAGTTTTTCAATATTCACTTTTTTCTCACTTTCTTAACCTTAGGTAATAGTTCAGTTAAAACTTTACTAATGTCTTGTTGTAAAACATTTAAGTGACCAATGTGCATATCTATACTATTGCGTTGTGTCACTTCAGTTAATTCTTCATTTGTCATTGTTAATCTAATTTGGTTTCCCACTTTAATTATTCTCATATGTAAATATTTTTATCCCACGAGCCATTCTTCTTCAAGACCATAGGTGTAATAGCAGGAATCCCGTCTGTGATTAATGCACAACTTAATATGGGTTTTGCCACATTTACTTTCATATACGCCATACTCAAACTATCTTTATTGACTAAGCACCCTGTAGAAATACCCCAATTCAAAGAGTAATCATTAGCTACAAATTTAACTTCTGACACTGTATGGAAGTGTCCTTGAACGCAACACATACTCGTTTCTTTAACTGCTTTGGCAATATCTTTAGAAAACTGATGTGCAAAACAAATCGTATTCTTATCTGTTTTAATAATGTGTTTATCTTTCCATACCCATTTCTTATTAACATCTAAAATATCATTATAGGGTTTGATGAACTGTCTTGACATCTTACTAGCTATTGCTCTGCGTAATACTAAGCTACCATGATTGCTTTCTAGTAATGTCATCTTAGGAAATATTTTTTCTAATCTTTTAATCCAAGATTTAGTGACTTCTAATTCATCAAAGGCACTAGGTAGGTCGGGATCTACACCATGAAAATTTTGAGAATGATAATCAGCTTCGTCACCAATATGCACGACAGTATCAGGCTTATAATATTTATTTAGCTTTGAAAGAAAGTCTATGCAATCTGGGTGAGAATAAGGAAAGTGTGTGTCACCAATGACTAATATTTTTTTATGACTGCTCATATTCTGTTGCGTCTACACAAGCAAAAAAGTATTTGCGAATATTCTGTTCATCTAAAATTAACTTTAATTGAGTTCCTTGTAATTTGCAATCCTCTACGGATTTGTGTTTTTCATTAATAGAAACACAGACCTCAGCATAACAAAAATACCCCACAAGAAATATTGCTTTGATCACTTGATGACACCTAGTAATTTAGTGAAACCGACAAGGATTGCCATTATTGTTCCAATAACTACTAAGACTTTCAAACCACCTTTTGCGTATTTAATTGAAGTATCTAAATCTTCTATTTTCTTATTAGCGTTATTAAGACCTTCTGTTAGATGATCTATTTTTTCTTCCATGACTGTTAGCTTGGTAATTAATACTTCTACCTTTTCACCAATTTCTAACTTTGTCATGTTAGCCATTATGCACCTAACTCGCCTATTTTAATTTGTGCTTGTTTTTCAAATGTTTCTGCTATCTCAATATCTTTAGCATATTTTTCTTTATACTCAGCTTTTGCTCTTTGCTTTCTTGCAACATCGTCCATAGTCATTCCAGATATTTCTCTGTGTAAGTCTTGATTTTTTTCTGCCCAATTTTCTAGTCTTTCAAGATAGAGTTGCTCTCTGATCTTAGCTTCTTTAATTTCTTCTCTTGCTTCCCTTAATTCTTTTTTTGTTTTTTTTAGTTGTTCTTGTAGTTCTTCTAGTGTTGCCATAATGCCTCCTTATTTTGCCATAGCGTCTTGATCTAATAACCAAGATATTCGGTCTAATTGTTTTCTCATCTTATCATAATCTTTGTGCATTTCCATAATGCGTTGCATATCTCTTTCATTGTTAGCTATTCTACTATCCATTTTAGATATAAACCAAACTAGCGATACGGATTGTACTGCAATCGCTAATATTATTCCTATTGTTTTACTATCTATATTCATATTTATCTCGCAGTGTTGGGATTTCCATTACTATCAACAAATGGGTTTTCTGCAAATGCCATGTAGACATATTTTTGTCCTTCTTTATTTACCCAAGAAGATGCTCCATGCCATTTAAATCCATTTGAATGAAGTCCTTGCATATAGTTTGAAGTATTTTCAGCTATACCTTGGTCTGCAAATAAATTGTTGTATGCAGGATTATATGATGACCTTGCACTATCTACCATAACCCAAGACGTTAAAGCTTCATCTGTATTTTTTACCATTACAAAAGCAGGTCTAAACGCTGTATAGATGAACTCTCCATTACCTTGATTTCCATTTCCTGTATAAGAGCCAAATTTAGAATATCCTTCTATTTCTGCGAAACAGTAGGCAATATAATTAATAGTATTTTGATTTCTTTGTGATGAATTTGTTAAAGCAAAAACAGACGATGTTGGTACTGCATGTAAGCCAGAGCCTGTAAATTCAGCATCTTGTGAGTTTAAACTTAGTGCATAAGTATAGTCTGTTAATCCT